TTTCTTCTTATATTGGACAGAGAAAAATAAAAGTGGAACAAAGTTCCGTGCCGAAATGGAAAAAACATTTTCAATTTCTCTAAGATTAGCTAGATGGTGTAACAATGGATTCAATAAAGATAAAAATAAATACCCTGATTATTATGATGAATATACTTTTAAAAAATTAGATAATAATGGTAAACACTATTATACAGAACATTTAAGAAAGTTGGGTTTTAAATATATATATAATCCTAATAGTGGTGGAAAATGGATAAAAAAATAACAGATATAATTTTACGTAGATTTACATATTTTTACAAATCTTTACAATGAAACAAAAAGAATATCAACTA